AAGATTCTCATTCGTCTGACCAAGACATTGAAGGATAATACAAAACAACGTGCATTGGTCTTAGATGGACGGTTGTCTCCATTTTTTAGTACTGTTCTGTATTTGGAAATGCCTCATGAACTGATCACAACCACAATTTAAACATAATCGTGATACCGGGCAAATCGCCTATCGATAGACCGATCACAATGACCATCTGAAATACCTCCAATTAGATCCGAGAAGCTGTCCTCACCTGCAACAATCTGAGGATTGGATCCATATGACTTCCACTCGGTGGACGTCTGAATGTTCTCAACGAGATACCGATCATGTTCTTTTGGGTAGGACTTTGCATAGACATCAACCATATGACGCATAAGTTTCTCACTCATAGCATATCCTGAACAGTTCCATAACCTATCGGCCTTAATCGTATTTGGTCCCATTCGGGTGTCTTCAAGGATATTATAATCCCAATGATTCAGATCGTGTGTAGTGTCATACTTGCGATGATTATTTGAAACAAGCGGAACATATCCAAAGTATAACAAATCCCAGTCATTTGGAACAAGCGACATGAAATTCTTTGTCATTTGTTCAGAGTTACGATGAATACGAACATCATCCTCAAGGACAAGGATATTTTTCTTACCCGAAGCAAGCGCGCTATTCCAGATCGAAACGTGACTAATTGAACAAGCTAGATTATTTTGATTTGTATGGTAATCGTGGTGCTTGCTAAGCATCTCCCAATATCCTGTGATGATCTTTCCAGGTGTAGCCTCAAAACGCTGAACATTCAAATCAAAAAACTTGAACTTTCGAGTCATACCATCCCATCGATCCGGACGAGATGCCAAGTTGAGGCAATAAATCCCATCAAACATACTATTCCACAAATGCGGCATATTTCTATACCGACTGACAACTGTAAATCAATTCGGGTTTCCGACCTGATTTATGGTGCGTTCATGGGGAATCGAACCCCAGCTAAAAGAATGGAAATCTTTGATCCTACCACTAGACGATAAACGCAGTTATAGCAGTGCATCGTTTCGATCGATGGTCCTACTGGTTATGAGCCAATCGCGCTTCCTCTGCGCTACACTGCTTTTTTGCCACTTGGTGGAATCGAACCACCGACCTACCGCTAATTGTGTATACCTTTCCGCAGGCGTCCCTGCTCCCGAGTCATATACACCACTCGGGAATAATACTAAAAAAACATCATTTAACAACCGCATGTTATCAGTTCTTTCTTACAAAGCGGGTGCTCTACCCCTGAGCTAAAGAGGCGTGTAAATTTTCATAATGCCAATTTGAGTACATTTTGATTGAATGACTGGAAGAACTGCGGACTGAGCCTCACGTTCAGCCTTGCGTGCCTTTGCTGCGTCATATCCTTTCTTGCGTTCTAGGAAGTCTGCTAGCTGTCTCTGTCTGAGAGCCAGATCCACTCGCAGCTTAGAGCGTTTACTACCGTTTTCATTCATTTTTTTACCGATCTCAACTACAGGTTCTCTCATCTTTTCGTAAGCCTTCCAGGCTAGCTTCCTATCTTCATCTTGGGCAGTTGTGTATACCTGATATGCTAAAATTGCAGGTTTGTCCGCTTCATCAAGTTCAGTCTTCAGTTTATAGTAGGCTGCATCAAGCTCCGTCATTTCCTTCTCAACCTTCGCAAGTGCTTTGTGGAATCGTGAAGTCATTTTTACCGGTGCTTATCCGGTTTGTTGGATAGTTGAAATCCATTTTACGCCTTCTGGGTCTTGATGAAGTGCACCTTCAGGAAGCTCTGGAGGTTCAGGTACGTCACCTCATCCTTGTCGCCAACGCGGAGAAGCTTGGCGAGCGCGGCGTTCGGGAGGATGCGACGCTTGAACGAGGGGTCAAAGCACGAGTGCGTCTTGACATACTCGCTGATGAACTTCGTCACCTGGGTCTGCGAGCGGGTCTCACCAGCCTTGAGTCCCATGAAGGCGCAGAGCTCATCGGTAAGCGGGCGCTGGACGAGGAAGGCATTGTTGGCACGACGGGCCTCCCAGACCGCCTTCTCCTCAGGGGTCATCGTAGCCGGATCCTTGCGCTTCTTCTTCTTGGAGTCGCGAGCCTCACGCTTGGCTGTCTTCGCCGCCTCCTGAACAGCCTTCACGGCGTCACGGACACGGACTGAGAGCTCCGAGCTGAGAGTCTTGAGCGTCTCAGCGAGCGCGGCAAGCTGAACCTCAGAAGAGACAACCGGTGTAGCGGGGGGCTCAACAGCCGGGGAGGCAACCGTGGGCACCGTCACCTCAGCCTTTGCGGGCGTGGCGGTCTTGGCGGTCTTAGACTTGGGCTCAGCCTTCACCTTGGTCTCAACAGCCTTGGTGGCAGCCGCCTTGGGGGCGGGGGTAGCAGCAACAACGGGGGCGGGGGCGGCAACGGTCTTGGGGGCGGAATCCTTCTTGGCGGCAGGCATCTTGTTTGACTTAGAAACAGAAGAAGAGGACGACATCTTTAACGCAGTGGTATACTCTTACCATCGGCGGTCATGTAAGCCCTTTTCTTTTCTACAAACGGGGGAGGGGGTCTCTTGGAGAAAACAAGCATCCGTTCCTTGGCGCCAAGATAGTATGCTTGATAAGCCAAGATAGGATCCTCGCATTTATATTCGTCCGGCATGGCCATCCGAAATGGAGTTTGCTCAGTCATTGGCAAGGGCGGGAAGTTATCTGAAAGCCAAAGGATATGCTCCTCGGTCTTGTGCGTCTTGCCGTACCGGTATGTATACTCGCGGCATAGACACAGTCCAAGATCGGAGAGCCAACGATAGTTCTCAACTGATTCACGAATCCAAATTGAACAAGGGTGATTAGGATGAGTTTTCTTATAGGCAGTTGGAGGCAACCCATCTGGATCTAAGACCCAGTGGGCGCAATAGAGTAGTTGTGCAGTTTCAAGAATCATCTTGACGACATGTTTGTCGCAATGATACTCAGCGGCTTCGCGAGGGTCTAGTGATAATGCAAAGATATTCATGGTGAATTCAGGTAAGCTTTACGATATGAAATCTGTTTTCAACAGCGATAGATAGCTGACATTACAGAAAAAATGGTTATATACGGCTCCTTTTGGTAGGTCACAAATCGCATCAAAACTCTCAATGAATTTATAACATAGGATATAGAATTAGCCCGAAGAAGTGGAGGAGATAGCATATAATCACATAATGACCTAAGCGCTGGCACTTTTCCAAAATCCTCGTAGATGAATCTCCACATTGCGATATGAGATGGTTTGGATAATCGTATAAGTTGCCCCGGAGTTACATCTACAAATCCATGATCAACAAAGGTCTGACATAAAAAGTTCCATCTAATTCGGAGACGTTCCTCTGCATGTTCTGGATCAAGTGGGACTTTAATAAGATTCCTGCTTCGGTACGCCCACATTTCTCTGAGACGTTTGCGTGTCTCAGTTGTCAATGGAACCTTTGTATATGGATTAGCCGGTTCATGTGACTTCAAAGACCATACCCAAATTGTATTGAAATCAAACCACCAAGTCTTACCATTTTCGGTAAAGGCAAAATACTCAAATGGATGCTGTCGGTTACTTTCTTCACATGTCACGAGGTCATCATCATTTGCAAGATCTTTCCTCTTCAGAACACCTGGACCCGCTAACCTGCAGCGATACAATACAAGCCACCTTCTTGCGAATGATTGACACTTGACGACGCGGACATCATTTTCAAGGACGTCTTTCCAGATCTGAACTGTCTTTGCTCTCATATGTGTCCCACATAAGCTATGTCCCTTAAGTGCACTCGCAGCACACTGGTTGGTAGATCCCTTCTTCTTGACCGCTACACAACGGACCATTATGTGTTTCTCGGATAGTTCTTGAAAGCGTCAACCGAGTCAGGAAACGTTAAGACAAAATGGATTTACGTCCAGGCTACGTCATAGGATCACACAACAAGATCAAAATGTCCGTTAACGCAATCATCAACGCTTCCAACCTCGACATCAACAAGGTGACTTTCGGTGATATCCGTATCAGCAAGAACAATGGGTCCAAGAGCGTCCCGATCAAGTACAATGGTCAGAACTTCCAGATGCGCATCCCCAAGCTTCAGTATCCTATGGGGGTTTCTGTCAAGGAGACTGAGAATGGCACTAACTACACCATGCTCGCAAGCCTGCGCGGGTGCGACTCCTACGCGAAGGAGCGTGCGCCAACCGAGGCGGGTGAGATCGGTCAGATGTACAACTTTCTGAAGGACCTTGAGGAGAAGGTCATTAAGACGGCTGTTGCTCAGTCCAAGTCGTGGTTTGGACGTGAGCGTAAGGAGGACGTTCTCCGCGACAGTATGAAGTCACTGGTGAGTCCCAGTGTGGAGAAGCAGGGTGCTGAGTGGGTGCCGAACGGGAAGTATCCTCCGAGCTTCCGCATGAAGGTCCCGGTCTACCCTAACGACAAGGGTGTTCCAACGGTCAACATGGACGCGGTGGACATGGCGAATCGCCCGATTCCGCTGACTCCTGAGAACCTGGAGTCGGTCTTCCCGAAGCGCATGGAGGCTCGGTTCATCGTCAACCCGAGTATCTACGTGTCCGGGCAGGGATTTGGAGTGACGTGGCGAATCTCGTATGCACAGGTGTCTGCTCAGGCACGCGTCTCGGCTGCTCAGCTGTTTGAGCCGGAGGAGACGGAGGATGTGCCTCAGGCAGTGCAGGTTCCTCAGGAGACAGAGGAGCAGGAGGAACAGCAGGAGGACGAGTCAACTGAGACTCCTCCAGCACCGGCTCCCGCTCCGGTTGCAGCGCCTCCTGCACCAGCAAAGGTTGCCCGCCGTCGGCCCGTGGGTGCGGCGATGTAGGTGCAAGTCCAACCAACTCCCAAACACGTGATCCACTAGGTGGAACACAGACGAACAGGTCATCGTCAATAAAAACAATTTTTTCCTTGGCTGGAAAGGTCAATTCGCCAGTCGTATTCTCACATGCCAGTCGTTTGAGCGAGCGCGTACCACACCCCGAACATCCATGAACAGTCGGTGGATCCAAAAGCGTGTCAAGGGTGACAATACGCGAGTCCCCATATAGACACGCCTCCAGGATCTGATGAGGGGTCATCCACTCCTCTGAATGAAAACGTTCAACTGCTGTTTGCGACACGACTGACCACAAGCTGTCTTCTTGCGTCCATCCGTCCTCCTGCAGGAACGTAGCAAACGGGTTCTCGTAAAACCACAAAATACGAAAGTCGGCGTGGTTGGTCAGAGAATGCTCAATGAGACCAACACGTGTTAGTTCTTCAGAATACAACCAATAAACATTCGCATGAGAGTACTGTGTATCGCGGGAACCCCGATAGACATCACGATCATCCATGTTCCAGAGATCGGACACGACATCAACGTCATGTTCACAAATGTCCCTGGATACGTTTTGATAAATAACAGTTGGGTCAAGGATTGACTGCATTAATTAAACGATACGACAACATTGACGTCGTGATGACGCACAGCCTTTGTTGCTGATCGGCTCAGTTCGTGCCTTTTCCTGCGAGTGCCATCTTCAGCCGTCTTGGGTTGAATGGTTGTTGAACACGCCTCCATGTCTGCATGGATTGCATCATAGTTGTCCTCCAGGTACTTGAGAACCTCGTCCTGGATTGCCCACTCAAAGAAGTTGAGCTGTCCAACGGTTGTATCCAGACCCATGAACTGGATTCGCTTCCAACGACAGAACGGGTCAAACATCTTCTTGCTATACGCCTTCAGGTGAGACTTGTAGGCAAGGTACACAACCACATGGCGATTGCCTGTGGCGAGGTACGACACATTGTGCTTCTTTGCGTAGTTGGTAACCAGCCAGTCCAAAAGACGCAGGCTGATGCGGGAATCTCCTGCAAGGATGGTTTGAACCTTTGTGAAGTTTTCGGGGATTGAGTAGAAACCTTGCAGGCGGTGAAGAACCCAATGATCGCGATTCTGGATGACCTCCATTTTTGTATTCTTACTGCGGTATTCTCGCTTAAAGTGGGTCGGTAGAATAAAGACAAATGGCTGAGATCAATGCTCCCACGACAATCATGGATCCGAATGTAGAGTTTGTTGAACGCCCTCCTCCTGATGAGGGTCTCGGTGTCATGACTGCAGTATGCACAGGAGAGGTGATTAGCCGTCTTCGTGAATCCGGTGGGATTATGGAGGCAACGACTCCGGGTCTTTTTATGATGCCTGAAGGCGATAAGGAATATAATACGTTCCTTGAAATGCTTCGTGATCAGCCTCAACTTCCTGATCCTGTGTTTAAGGAGGGCGAGGTTTCATGGACTGTTGAGGAAGCAGGATTTCCGCTTGACCAGATGGACGCATATGATATTGCATTCAAGAAGATGTATGAGGATATGTTTAGTCGCGCAAATGAACTTGGAACCATGGGTCCCGGTGAGTTCGAAGTTCGTTTGAGTCGGCTCCAAAACGAACTTTCGGAGAGCAAGATAGAGAACCCCAATGGAGGATGCGCTGTCCTCGTACCTACTGGAGGATCGTCCATATACACAACTGAATGTCCGTCTTCGTCGGTTCATAATCCTTTGCAAGTCGTTAGCCCCGGGACTCTCGTACCGCCTCCTGAGGAGGGAGGTTATGCAGGCGACACAGAAATTGATGATGGGAAACGTGGGTCGCCTGTGGATGCGTGATCGTGCATTCGAGAGAACCGTTCGCCTCTATGGCAAGAATGACCAGCGCACGGATGCGTGGCTAAATACTCGTGGCAAGATGATTACCGCATCAGAAGTCTCCAAAGTGTGGCAGACACCTGCATCTCGCCTTGAACTTCTGGAGAAGAAGCTGGATCCACCTACGAGGTCGGATGGGTCGAATCCGATCCCTGCATTGATATGGGGAACGCGATTTGAGCCGATTGCAAAGAAGATCTACGAGGATACGACACAGTGTGAGATCATTGATGTTGGCTGTTGTCAGCATCCAGTTCATTCGTTCTTGGGTGCATCTCCAGACGGTCTGATTATTCCCAAGTATGCAGATGCTGATCCGCATCGCTATGGGCGCCTGGTTGAGTTCAAGTGTCCAATGAGCCGTGCTCGCAAAGATGAGATCCCGAGTTATTACGTGCACCAAATGCAAATGCAAATGGAGTGCACGGGAATTGATGAGTGCGAGTATGTTGAGTTCCGGTTCAAGCAGGTGAATTTTACTCAGTGGGATGTAGCCACAGAGACCAAGGGCGTCTTTGCGGTAGATGAGAATGGAAAGGTTGATTATAAGCCAGATAAAGTCGATCTTCATGAATGGCAGTGTTCTCTCACAGAGGATCACCAATACATCTATTGGATCTTAACCGATATCAAGAAGGACTTTGTTCCTAAAGATCCAAACTGGCTTTCGGATCATCTTTCAGAACTGCGTGCATTTTGGGATGATGTTGAACGGCATCGCGCGGCCGGGACGCGGCCGGAAGCACTACCGCCGAAGGTTCCGACTCTTGACCTCTAAACCAATGACACACTCTCGTATACCAAGATCGGTGTCTTGATGCAAACTTTTTATTCCATTCATCGATTGTGAACTGACAGCCCATGCTCAGGTTGCAACGTGAGCAAATTGGAATAAGATTTTGGACGTCTGTTTTTCCACCTTTGGATTCTGGAATATTGTGCCCGCATTGAAAATCAAACACATTCATGGTATTCGTACACCACGAGACCTTGCATTTGTATTGAAACTTAGGACCTACATGAAGAAGCCATACCTGTTCGCGAAGAGCCCTTGGGATTTTTGCTTTCATTAGTTCTTCTCTCTACGGTTGCCTAAATCTTAGAACTCCATTGATTCACTTGCCAGGGCGTTGACATACCAGTCGCAGCTCCCACATCGTTATTCTGAACAAAGTGATTGGTCCTTTGCGAATACGACGAGTCCTCAAGTGCCATTGCGCGCTTCTGCTGACTGTTATCAATCATCTTACCTTCAGGTGGTCCACCATAAAACTTTTCCATTCCAGGAAGAACCTTCATAACAAATGCAAGTGCCACGAGAGAGACTAAAAACCAGAGCCACTGCTTCATTGTTCATCTGCCCGAAAAAAACGAAGGACATAAACAGTAAGGAAGACGAGATACAATGGAGGAAACTGCACTTTCTACACTTCGTATTATGCT